GCCGTTGGGCTCGTGCCATCAACCCGGAACCGCACATCCGCCGTTTCAGCCGTGATCAGCGCGCCCGTCGTGCCAATCTGTTTCGTCGCATCCAGCGTGAGCGCTGAATCACTCACCGTCATCTGTTCAAATGCTGTGAAGGGGCCACGAACGGCCATCAGTCACCTCCAGCGGGTTGGAGCGCCTCACGCAAGGCGCTCGCCATGATTCGAGCTTGTCGTGCATCCGTTTCGATGTCGAGGCCGTCGCGGATCTCCATCGCTTCATCCGACTTCGGGTGCCGCGACAAGGTGTGGTGGTTCAGGGCCGTGAGGAGTGAGGTGGTCGTCCCCGCGAAGCGATAGCGCCGCGACTTGGCATCCATCAGCTTGTCGCACACCGGGCACGGCGCTTGGTTTTCCATGATCGCCTGCAAGCGCCCTGGCGGCGGTTCTGGGGTGAAGAGGGGTCGCCCCGTCAGCACGCGCTTGTGGCGCTGGCGCGGATTCTCAATGACCTTCTTATCCTGGTAGTTCTCTTTCCATTGATCCTTGGGCAGCCAGCAGGCTTGCCCGTTCTCACGGTACGCACGAATGAAGATCGTGCCGCCATGCACCTTGAGGCCGCGCCCGGTGTCAGGGTCCACATGCTCAAAGTGGTCAATGTTCGCGGCGTCACTCAGATCCACATCGAACGAGCGCGCCATGTCGCGCAGTAGGACTTCCGCCTCAGCGCGGGTCATGCCCGGGTTGGGGCTGTCTGCTGCGATCGTGGGGGGCTTCGGTGCTTTCGTTGCCATTAGATTCTCGATTCCTTAAACCGCCCCGTTCGGGCGTGGCTGCGCCCGTAGCGCAGCAAGGCTTCATTGTATTGACGGTGCTCGGTCACGATGTCGCGATGCTTCGAGTCGCGGTAGGCCTGCCAGCGCCTGCGATTTTCCGGCCGATCTTGTTCGGCCATCAGTTCGCCCAGTTCAGCGGTCAGTTCCCAGACGTCCCGCATCCCTTGTGTGCTGACAAACAGCGTGCGGCCCGGCGCATCGATCTCCAAGAACTCCGGCATTTGCTGACGTTCTTGTTCTGGATCGCGGATGCGGACGTGGCCCTGGGACGCCACACGGTACGCCGCCGCACCCAGTGCCGCCGCATCGGCCGGATCAAAGGACTGCATTTGACGCAGTTGGCTGACATCAACGGACATCCGCATCACCCGGGGTTGGCGCGGATCACGGACCCGCGCCGTACAACGCGGGTCCTCACAGCGGCATCCCGTCTGATGCGGGTTACGATCCTGACGCAGCCCATCCTGCTCAACCATAGGTACCCCCTGGAAAAGGGGAGGGGCCGAAACCCCTCCCCCTGCCAGTTCCAGCTACTCGATGGTGAGGTAGCAGAGCGACTGTTCCGTCGTCGCCGAGACGGAGATCACGCGACCGAGTTCGGCCTCGTTCTCATGCGTTCCATCTCGGTCCAACGGCTCAACCGCACCAGCCACGCCGTCGGAGGCACGAATGTGCTGCCCGATGACCAGCGTGCCGTCCGTGAGGACACCACACGGCCCGTGCGTTTGAATCCAGCCGTACTCGTCGGCCGCAATCGGGCTGACGGCGACACCAACGATGTCACCTGTTCCCGTGGTCGGCATCTGAATCACGTCTTTATAGAGTGACTTCAGCAGGAGCACCGTGGACGATGTCGTCAGCGCGACCTGGATCGAATTCCAGATCGTGACCACCAGTGAAGAGGACGTGCCTGCCGCCGGGTGCGACCGCACCGGGTAGAGGAACGATTCCCCCGCGTCGTCCTCGACGAAGAGGTAGCCCTCCGCAAAGAGGTCCACCGTCGCCGCCGTGGACCCCAAGGTCACAGTGACGGTTTCAGCACCAGCCGCTGCGGCTGAGGCTACAGCCAACTCGTCAAAGTTGGCCCCCGGGGCTTCCGCCTGGATGACGTTTCCGGCCACCAGCAGCGTGCCACCGTTCTCGACAAAGCGGAACGTGCGGCCGTCCTGCAAAACCAGCCGGGTGCCGAGGACGTGGCGTTGGTCGCTATACGTCTCCCATTGCTCGCCTTCGGCCCCATAAATGTCTGTGGGAAAACTCATGTTATTCCCTCCCCTACGTCTGCGGTGAGGCGTCGGCGGTAATCGCGTAACCCCACAGGCCTTGGTATTCGGCCTGTCCGTAGTCGGCCACCAAGTTCAACTCCCACGCGCGAAGCGAGGCGTCGTACTCGGGGTCCATGGTTGGTTTCATGAAGTCGACCGTGATGATCGCGGCGGGCGTATAGACCGCAGCAACAGCGTCATCGCTGGAATCCACCACCATCAGTGAACTCTCAAACAGGTCAGTCCCATGCAGACGTCCAAGGAAGTGCTCCCGGTAGATGTCTTCCGACATACCGGTGGGGATGTTCCCGACGTTTGAAGCAGGGTCTTGAGTCAGGTCTTGGAAGATGTCGAAGAAGTGGTGGGGCTGGCCCACGAACACCGTTCGCGCATCGTTCGGCTCGGTCTGGTCGCCACGAATGTTTGAACGACCGCGTCCAATGTCATCGTGATCGAGGGCCGCACCGGCGGACCCGAGGTCCGTATCAAAACCACTGAACAGGGCCATCGTGTCCTGCTCAGTCTTCTTGCTCATCGCCTTGCCCTGGATCTGCCCGATCTTGGTGCGGGAATCCTCTGACGAGGTCTGCACCTGCTTGCGGGTCAGGACCACCTGACAGCCGACTTCGGAAGGTGTGATCGTTACGACAGAATCAGTCACCGCCTGCGCTTGCACCATATCGACGCCCTCGGTCAAACCAAAGGCGGAAATCTGGGTCAGCTTCGGGACCTTGAGAGAGATGTCAGTGTGCCGTGGAAGTGTCTGCGAATCAGTCAGCGTTCCACGGACAACCGCTTCCCCTTGCAGGGTGAGCCTGGCAGCGGTGACGGCACGTCGCACGAGCTGATCTAGCTCAGTTGTGCGTGTAATCGCCATCTGGGTTGCCTATCTGTTTTTTTCCAAACGCTCCAAGAACCGTCGACCCTCAGGGAAGGTTTTTGCCAGCTCGACCAGGCGAACCTGATCGATCTTGCTGTCATTAAACGCATCTTCAACGTCGCCGAAGGTTTTGAACCCGGCGGCGGCGCTGGTTCCTGGGGTCGCTGGTGTCCCTTGGGGCGCACCATTTGCGAGATTCGAGTTCGATGGGTCGACGCCTGCTTGCGCTTGGCGTTGCTGGATCGAGGGAATCAGCCGCTCGCGCCACTCTGTGAGGAGCGCAGCGGGATCAGCGGCCACCGGCTGGAGTGAATTGTCCCCCATTGCCGCCGCCGCTTGCTGCATCTGCAACACCGCCTGGACATCCAGGCCCGCCGCATTGATGGTCCCTTCGATCTGGCCTTGAAGGCGGGCCATCGCCTGCTCTTGCGCGATCGCCATGTCATACGATGGCGCGGAAGCGGCGGCTTGGTCGGCCTGTTGGCTCTGCTGGAGTGCTTCGTTAAAGCGTTCGCTTCGGGTCCCGCCCCCGGCCGAGTCTGCCGCAGGAGGGGCCGCCTCCACATCCGGCTCATCGAGCACGTTGACGAGTGACGCGAAGCTATGTTCACGCATGCGCTCCGACGCATCGATCCGAGCACCAAGGTCCCGAGTCGCTTGTTCGGCCACACGGGCTTGACCCTGTGCGACCTTCAACGCGGACAAGACATCGGCGATCGTGGGTTCTGGCGCGGGGGCGTCGGCTACCGGTTCGGTATCAGGAACCCCGGGCGCGAACGTCGGGGATTCACCACCATTATCGGGGACTGCGGACGGGTCGCTAACCATCACCATCTCCATTGATAAGCGGACGCTAGATACGCGTCGGCTGGGTATAGAGGACTTCCGTGGCAGCGTATCGCAGAACTGATCACCTGTCGACGCACGTTACGCGTAGAAGGTGTTCATCGCCCGCAATACCTCAGGGTTCCGCCGCATCCGGGCGCGGTAGCGTGAATTGAAGGCATTGATCCGGCGTAAGGAACGGCTCCGACCGCTGATCTGCCTCGCGATGGCATCTACACGTCGCCCAGTGGGGTCGATCCCAAATGCCTGCGCACGAATATCGGCCTCCATGTGTGCCAACGAGTCAAACGCTTGCAGGGCCGGATCGTGCGCTTGCATCTCCCGGAAGAGGGCCTCGCGCTTGGCGAAGAGTGGCGCGAGTAGCTGTCTCGCAAGACGCAACTTCTCCCCCCACTCGGTGTCGCGCTTACGGTTCAAGAGCGCCCCCTCGACCCGCCGCCATACATCTTCGCCAACTTCTAGGCGGAGATTCTCGCGCAACCCATCCAGCCGCCCGTAGTTGACGAACCCAGCGTCAGACGCCTCTTCATACAGATCGAAATAGCGGGATATCGCTACATCGACTGGGTGCGACGACTGCTTGAATTTATCCACCACCTTGGCGTAGCGCGGATCTTTAACCAGCTGTGCCAGCTTGACGGATTTGTCGTGATCAGCCTGTGTCATATACGAACGGAACTCCGTCGGCGTCCACTTCCCGGCCTCCACCAGTTTATTCATCTCCCGTTCGCGCGCCAACGCCTCGTCGCGAATCTCGTTTTGCAAGAAGAAAAACTGCCCCTCGACGGAAAGAGCCCCACTCCGCATGCGAGCCGCCTGCTCGATCGTAGATTCCGTCCGAAGTATTTGGAGTGGGGACAGCTCGCCCGCCTCATCCGCCACCGCCTGAATATTGTTGTTCGCCGCGTAGCTGCCCTTGGCCGCCACGAGCGCGTCGTAATCAACGATGCGCTCGCCGTTCAACCTCCCCCACGCCACAGCCGCCGCATCCTTTTCGATCGCGAATCGATCGCCCACCGAGAGCGGGGAACTCTTCGTGCCCACAAATTCCAGTAATGCCATGCCAAGAATCGCCCCGGGACTCGACCCCTGATCAATCGCTGCCTTAGTCCCCTCGACGATGTTGGCTACCGAAATCGGAGCTTGCTCCGCTGCCATTAGCGCGAAGCTGTTGGCGATGTTGTCCAAGCTGTCGAACTTGATCGACTTCCCGTCCCAGTTGTACCCGCGATAGATGTCCAGCATGCGGTGAACGGCGGGCGACGCCTTCCCCTCAGCCAGTTGCGCCGCCGCCCCGTGGAACCCCTTCTCAGGCACGACCGCCACCGCCCTGACCAGGGTGTCCCAGGTGCCGAACAGGGAGATGTCGAGCCCAAACGCCCGAATCCGCTGAAAGTTCGGGTCCGTGGGGTCCCAGATCGTTTCCTCGCCGTTTGCATCGTTGATGAACTTCGTGGTCATCGAACCCAGCACGAAAAATCGGGTCAGGTTCTGACGCGCGAGATCGCCAGCGATGGTCCCATCCGCAACCGCCGTGCTAATAAGATCAAGTTGGGAGCGGAAAAACTTGGGTGCGAAAATCCCCGCCCGATCCCCTTGCCCAAACCCCTTTGTTCCCGTCCCGGTGATGTTGTTGAGAACCTTGTCAACAGCGTCAATCTCGTTGCGCGTCATTGTGCGCCCCACCGCCGCTGCCGTATCGTCCACACCCTGGGCGAGTTCCAACCGCAGCACATTGCCAAATCGCGAGAAGTGCAGGTTTGCCATTTTAGGGAAGAACCCGGCGTACTTCATCGCTTGCCCAAAGGTATCCTCACGACCGGCGATGCGGCGCAGGAATGCGGGAGCCTGAAACATGAACTCAGCGGCGTTGCTTTCCCCAACGAACGCCAGGCTTTGATGCCTTGCCGCCACATCGGCTTTGCTCAGCAAAAAACGCTGATAAAACGTGTCGTCGACCAATGATGCGGTCGCAATCCCAACCGCCCGCGACCACGCTACCGGGTGCGAGAACAGCGTGATGCCGCCCTGGATCATCGATCCGCTGATGTCCAAGGTGGTCATCGCTGGAACCGCGACCACGTTAAAATTTTCCAACGCACTGACCGCGAGCCCAATCGGCCCCGTAAGCGGGGTGGGGTCCCCCATGAATTTACTTATTCTGGCCGCCGATTCTTCTGGCATATACGTCGCTGGCCCCATGATGGACAGCCGTCGTTGCCCCGCCGCCGCAAACCCTTCAGCCGCCTCGCTCGTTGCCTCCGGGAGATGCGCGACCATTTTCCCCATATTGCGATCGAGCGCCTCGCGGTAGGTGCCACGCAGGTACGTGCCAACAATCCTGGGGATGTCTGTTGAGTAATCGAACCCCCGGCTGGCCCCCTCCGACATCTCCTCAAATACCCGGTTATAGGACGAGGTTGATTTGCTCCCAAGCGCCCCACTTTTACTCATCAGTTGCGCGCGCGCGCCCGAGCCCATTTGCCAGAACTCCACCCCGTCTCTGCCAATCACCTTGCGTGGGAAAAACCAACCAAGCGGGATTTCCTCATCGATACGCGCAAGGGGGTCTATCGCATGCAAGGCGTCGTTTGCCACTGCAATATACGCATTGGTAATCTGGAACATCTCACGCTGCGCCCCAGTCATCCACACCAGATCCGAGTGCTCCATGAGATCACCGAACGTCTGAAACGTATGTGTCTGCGTCCCATAAACCGACCGGGCGATAGGGGCCACCGGCCGTGGCCCCGCCGCAGCCTCACCCTTGAGCAGCTTGGCCTGCTCCCACAGGCGCACCGCCTTCTTGTGCTGTTTAAATTGTTGGTCCTGCTGCTGTCGCAGGAACGTGCGCGCCGCCCCCGTGTTCCGCATGGTCATCGTGATGCTGCCGTTTCGCGCCAGCGGGAACGCAGCGGCCTTAAACGCGTGTTCAACCACTGTTTGCGCGCGTTCCGAAATATTATTGGCTTTCTCGATCATCCGATCCCACTCGCTCGCTAGCGCACTGATCTCATCCGGAGGGGTGGTGCGGGGGATGCGCCCGCGCAACTGGTTGAACCCAGACTGGACGGTTTCGCCGATCACAGGGGTGCGCCCGGCTAAACTCAGCCTTTCCGCATTACGGGCAGCCGTTTCAGCGAGAACCTCTTCGTATTCAAGGATGATGAGGTCTGGTTTTTCTCGGAGAGTCGCTTCAGGAACGGAACTTCGATCCATCACCACCATCTGCCCCGGCTCAGAAGGCGGTCGGCGACCAAAGCGCCCGCCCTTCCGCACAATCGGCACGCTGCGGCCAACCGCCGAAGCAGCGTCGAAAGGCACCTTCACCAACTCCGGCAACCCACGCACCCCAGCCGCCGCCTGCCCAAGTAGCGTGTTGCGCGCAAGCGCGCGCCCCGCAGGGGTCTTGAGCGCGACCTTCCCCACAATCCCGATCGGCAACCGCACCACATTCCAGGGGTCCAAGGCGACGCGCCCAATCCCGGCTGGCGTCACCTTGCCCAGAAGTGGAGCGGTGAAGAGTTCCTGCCCCAGTTCCCGGTCTTGCTGCGCGCGAGCCAGGTCTGCCCGCCTGCCGGGATCAAGTTCATAGTCTTCACCTTGCGGAAGCACACCGGGAACAACCTCGCCCGTCGACGGCATATCCGGCAGATCAAGATTGATGCCTGCCGCGCGGGCGAAGTTCTCTATCGTCGTTTCGGCCCCACGTAGTGGATCAACATGAATTTGATAAAGTGACAACCCCGCCTGGAGCCCCAGCGCGGGAACATCATGGAACGCAAACCCGACGGCGTCGCCGATCGCACGGCCTACCTTCCCAAACAGCCCCCCGCCCTGTTGCGCCTCATCCGGCGCAAGATCCCGTACCGCATCAGGTCCCACCAGCGCAGATGTTCCCAGGATCGGGCTTTGCCGACGGCGTGCCGCTGCCCGTACCTGATCGCGATTCCAGCGATAGCGTTCAAGCCCAAGCTTGCGCCCGTCGGCAGTCACCATGGCTTAGTACCCGCGTAATCCCTGATATGCCACGTCACCAAAGAACTGGTTGGGAGTCACTGCGCCACCCGTCAGGTAGGGTACGGCGGAAGCGACCGCCTGGAGTTCATCCGGGTTGAGCTGATTGATTGTTTGGAGCGACGGCACCGCGACCTGCCCGGGACCAAACATGCCGTACCCCACCTGCGAGGGGTTGGGGAGCGCGCCCCCATAGATCGTTTCCGCGACCCGGCCGGGAATGGTCACGCCACCGACGGTGGCCCCCGGCCCCCCACGTAAGAGTTGCGCGGCAATGAAGTT